CAGCTTGATCAGCACACCAATTGAGAAATGACCCACACCATGGCAGCTTGTCGGCTTTCATGTGTTTGCCATACTTTGTCTCATTGTTGCCGGTCTCAGCTGTGCCCACCTCAGCGAGCGCAACCTGAATCAAACGCGGCAATGTGCCTTGTGGAAAATTCATCAGTTTGCAGCGGTCAGCTTTGTCAGCATTTCATGGATTTCAGTCAATTTGATTGAGTCGGCTTTTGCTTGCTCGATCAATTCATTTTGCTGATTCTCAACCAATTTGGCCTTTTCTGCCATTGCTTCCAATTCAGCTGCATGATCATTTGCCCAATCCAAAGCTTCTGCCTCAGTTGCCCATGTGCTGCCTTCTGGTAATCCCGGAGCATGAGGCTGTCCGATGCAAATCTTGCCATCGCGATCGACCCAAGCCATAATTTTTCCGGCTTCTGTTGTGACTCTTGTTGTGTAAATTGCCATTTCCGCTCCTTAACCTATTGTCGCTTTGTAACAGTCGGTATTGTAACCATCCCGTTTTCCATAAAGTGCGCCATCCATGATTGCGCCCCCAAATGTAGCTTGTGCGCTTGCCGTTTCAGTACGCCATGATCCGCTGCCGTTCCATGAATACCATTGTGTGCCAGCTGCGTTCAAATAAACACGACCTTGGAATACTGTTGAATTATTAAAAGCTCCATAAAGGCCGGTTGGTGGTGTCACATCCAAAACCCATGATCCGCTGCCGGTGTAATAATAAGTCGATCCACCTTGGGTAAAGTAATACTTGCTCGACCCATCAAATGTCCATGTTGCCGGTGTATCGGTATCGTATGGATAATTCGTTTGAGCAACCCATGCTGATGTTCCGGAATTGTATCGGTAGGTACCTCGCTGATAGCCGCCCAATGGATCTGAATAGCCACCCGATACATAAACACTCCCGTTGAGCGCTGTCGCTGTACAGGATCTCAAACCATTGATTGGATAGCCTGTTTGGGCGGTAAAAGAAACCATGTTTGTTGATGTATAAACATTTGTGCCGCCATTGAATCCATTACCCATCCAAACTGTTCCACCATTGACTGTTGCCCATGGCCCCAAACACGAGTATGGAAACAATGTGTTTGCTGTCCATGTGCCATTGCCTGAGCTGTAATTCATAACAGTATTAGATGAGGCACCGCCCGGATCTCCGGTCAAATAGTAAATGACTGAATTGAAAGCCAAAGGTGTCGGCCTTGATCTATTTGTGGCCAAAACTCCATTGGTTGCCCAAGCGTTCAAAAACCATGGTTGGCTTGAGCTTGAGGCCAAGATACCGATGATCATTAGCTGAGATCACCCACAACTGTGAAAGTGTTTGATGCTGTGCAAATGATTGAACACGCTGAATAGCGCACACGCAATTTTGGTGATGCTGATGTGCCACCGGTTGATGTAATTGTGACACCAGCACCAGCTGTGAAAGTCACTTGGCCTGTGCCAATTTGCTGCACATTGATGATGTTTCCAGCTGCAAAAACCGATGGTGGAATTGTGATGGTAATTGCTGATCCATTTGAAGCTGTCACCAGCTTGTTGGTATCAGCTGCCACCAATGTGTATGTGGTGCCTGTTTGAGCATTGAATTGGATGGTTGTGTCATCTTTTGCTGCCCACACAAAATCCATGTCGGTGTTTGAATTCTTGGCCAATACCTGACCCGTTGTTCCACCTTTGAGGTCGGCCAACGATGTATCGACAGCCTGACCAAATACTTCAAAATCGGCTGGCAACTGGGAGACCAAATCGGTGTTTGTTGGCATTTGCCAATTGAAATTGCTCGTTGGATTACTCATTTTGCTCCTTACGCCACAATCGTGGCATTGATCCAATCCAAAGTCGGATTGACTGTGTTCCATGCTTCTACCACCGGCACATCGTTCCATCGCATCGCCTGCAATGAATAGCTGATCGGTGACAAAATCAATGAAATGCTGACCTCATTGTATCTGGCCGAAAATGTCCAGCCTTCAACGAAACCCAAGTAATCGCCCGAATTCATGTTCAACGGCAGATCGGCAATGTTCACGGGCATCCCCATGAAAACACCGATCAATGAATCCCGATCAGAATCATCAAGCTCTGGATTGGTCAGCTCGTATGTGATGTTGTTAAAATTGAAACGAGGATAAGCTCTCAAAGTTAGATAAAAATCGGCTTGATCCTGTGCATCGGCAGCATTGTGCAAGGTTGTGCTGATGATCTGGGCCAATTCACCATACAAGCCAATCGAGGCAATGTCTGAGGCTGATTTTTCTGATGATGATGTGGCATCGTATTTCAATGTGATTGAATTTCGCACATCGCCTGCTCGTTGTTGAATACTCAAACCCGGTGCCAAAGCATGATTGGCCGTGAGATCCACATACCCATTGAGCGACAAATAATTTGTGCGGTGTGTACTGTATGCATACCCGATTTGCCCGGTTGGGGATTCGTACAAATAGCCCAATCCTGATGTTGCTAAAGCTGCGACCAAAGAATACACATCGGTGCGTGAGCTAGATCGAGCGGCCAATTCATAATTGCCTGGTCGATCAATTTCACCCAATCCAGAATTTTCAGCTGTTTCCCATGTCGTTGTTGCATCGTATGTTGCCCATGTTAAAGCTGCCGGCACTTCTTGCCATGAATTGAAAAGCACACTACTCAAAACATCGAAAATCTGATCACCATCAAATTCCTTTGACAGTACGCCATTGGTCAAAGCTTTTGGCAATCTTGCCAATGCACCCAAAGCGATAATTTTGATGCGCTGTGCGTAATCAACATTTCCTACCTCAGCAACCGCAATGCTGACTTCAACCACAGATCCACCAAAGATTGGCACAAATGTTGATGTCGAATCTTGCAACTCAATTGTGACCGCATCATTGATTCCAATTGGCACGATAGATTGATCAAGGTTGATGATTTCTAAATTGGTATAGCCGGCCTGTGCCTGCTCATAAATGTTCGTGCGACCGCTGGTAATGGTCAGATTGGCCAAAATGGCGGTTTGGTATTGCACACCGGCAACAGTCACACGCCAAACAGGATTGAAAATTGTCATACGAATTGCAAGGCGTTTGCGCCGCCTGTGCCGCGATAGTAAGAATTGTTGAGTGTATCCACAATTGTTCGCGCTGTGCCTTCTGGATCGATGGCACCGCTGACATTGATTGTGATCCGTTCAGCTGTTGAAAGCCCACCAGTGGCCGCTGATCGTGCTGCCGCTGCCGCTGCTCTGGCCGCGTTCAATCTTTCGGTTTCTGCCTTTAATTCCTCACGCCTTAAAATTGCAGCTTGCATGGCCGGTGAATAGGCATCAATCGGTGCGCCTGTAAAAGTCGGTGATCCAGCTGATGGCATAAATCCTCCACCTGTGCCAAATCCCGGTGATTCAACCGGTGTGCCTGTATCAAATCCCACACCAGCTTTGAGTGACTTGTCATTTGAATCCCCAAAGAAAAAGCGTGTGACCGGGTTATCCTTGATGAAATTCACAAATTCTTTGATCTTGGTGACTGTGTTTGAAATGAATCCAACAAGCTTTGAAAAGCCTGTAACAAGCCCACCCACAATTGTGCCAATAACCTCAAGTGCCTTTTTGAAAGTACCACCAAGCAATGGTGCCAAAAAGTCTTTGATGAATTGCCAAATTTTTTTGAGGAAATCATAAAAAGGTTGCAATTCATCTGAATTGTCTTGCAAAGCTTTTTTGATTGTGTCAAATGCATTTTTCAAACCTTGTAAAATTGGCCCCACAACCGATCCAATTGCTGGGATCACTTCGTTGTATAAGAATTTCCACCAATTAACCAAAACCGGCAACAAGTCGTTTTTGATAGTCTTAAAAATCTCGCCAAATGCTGGCCCCAATGTTTTGCCCAAATTGCTTGCAAAATCTTGAATTGCCGGGATGCCTTTATCCACAAAATTGCTGATCAATGGTGTCAGCGCATCTAGCACATACGATCCGACAGTTTCTTTGGCTTCATCAAATGCGACAGTTAGCCGTGCCATTTTGCCTTGAAATGTCTCAGCTTGCTTTGATGCCTGACCTTCAAAGGTTTTTGAAAGCGCGGCAGCGGCCGCATCAAAATTCTTTGACTTGATAATTGAGTCATCAATGCCTACACCAAGTTTTTTCAAAGCTCCCAAATTGCCATCGTAAGCCTTGCCCAAAGCCTCTGAAACAGCTTGCAAATCTTTACCGGTTCCGGCAGCAATGTCCAACGCCAATGTCTGCAATTCTTGTGCTTTGGTCTGATCTTTCGTGCTCCTGATCAACCGATCCAGCGATGGCCTTAATTTGTCATCGGTGATGCCGTTGGCCAAAGCTGTTTGCGTGATGTAATCCTCAACGGCTTTGATTTGTGCGGATGTGGCACCCGTTACATTTTCCAATGTTGTTGCCAATTTTGCTTGAGCCGCTTCATCAGCAATGGCAGATTGCACGCCATCGACCAACAATTTGCCAGCATAAGCGGCAGCGGCCGCACCAGCAACGGCAAAAGCTGCACCGGCTTTTTTGGCAAATCCACCGAGCTTTGAGCCAAATCCTTCAACCTCGTTTGATCCGGTGTTGAGGCTTTTCTTGAGCTGATCTACATCAGCCAAAATGGAGAGTTTGAGTGTCCTACTTTGACCGGCCATCACCACTCCTTCAAAATCTTTGTGAAAGCATTTTCCCACTCAGCAATGATGTGAGGTTGTTCAGCTCTCAATGTTGGATAAATAAAGTATCCTCTTGATCCACGGCCTTCACGGCCTGACCACACCGGGAATTGTTTGTATTTATTTGAGCCGAATTCGTAACCGCCCCAAAGCTGTTGAGTTGTACCGCCACCGCTAAATTTTTGAGAAACAAAGCCAAATGATAATTCGCCAATTTTTGATGATTTTGAAACGCGCGATCCTTGAGCAACGCGAGAGGCAGCTTTATTTGGCCGGCCTCCAGCTGATGAAATGATTTTGGATTGCACATAAGTGGCCAAACCATTTGAAACGGCTTTGGCCTCTGAAACAGCTTGATCATCCATGGCCTTGAAAGCTTGCAAAATGCCGCGCAAATCGCTCTTGTCATAAGCGATTGTCTCAGTTGCCATTTCGTATCCTTAGAATCTCAAAAACAGTTAAAATGTCCTCAGCGGTTTGAAACTCTGATCGCGACAATCCCGTGCTGATCGCCAATTCCCAAATAATCCGGTTTATTGTTCCCGGCTCGTAGCTTTTGGGTTTTCGGTTTCTCCCATGTTTATGTCGGTCACAGATTCGCACCAAACCTCAAAAGGCTTCACAGGCTTTCCGGCCGATTCGCGCTTCATTGCGTGGTACGCCAAAAACATCAAATCAGCAATGCCCAATTTCTCAGATACTTGCTGAATCGTGTTTCCGGTTTTTTGTTCCCATTTCATCCACTCTGGTGGGAGCGCGGTATAGGTCGCGCTCTCCCCATTTGTGAATTCCATCGTGATTGCTAGTTTCATGCTCCCGATCTCCTTTGTTAGCTAATTGTCAAAACTGGTGTTGTGACACAAGTAAATGTCAATGAAACTGTTTGTGCATCTGGTGCTGTGCCTCCAGCTGATGGGAAAATTGGTTGCACAGAAAACGCAAATGATGCGCCTGTATCTGCTACAAGTACAACAGGCAATGCTGTATTTGGAGCTGATGAGGCTGCTGTCCATAACGCTTCACAAAGCGATCCAGTAGCTCCCCAATCTGCCAACATTTCAACCGCAAAAGATCCTTGCGAATCGGTCGTAAAATACGCCTTGCCGTCTAATGTCTGAAATGTATTGATTGTTGAATCAACAGTCAGAATCGCTGAGGTTGCCTGTGCATCGAAATTGTCACTATCAATGGTGAAAGTGATGTCTCTGCCGGTGATGATTGTCGTTGCCATTTTTTCTCCTTAATTGGTGTAGTAAGTGCTTACTTGTAAATCGGCCGTAAGGTATTTACCAGCACCGACTTCCAATGGTTGCGGTTGATTTACATTGCCGACTTCATAACCGCCCGGCATTGCGCTGATGATGTTGATCATCAATGTTTCGAGATTGTCCAAAGCTGCCGCATTGTTGGCATAAGTAACAACACCAGTCACAGTCAAATTGACTTTGACCTTTGTTGTTGCTCCATTGATCAAAACGCTTTCCAGATAAGGTGCATCCGGAATCAAACAAATTGATGGGCTGGTCATCGTCTCTGGGATGCCGTTATACACATTGGCAGCAATGGATGAAAGTGCTGTTTTGAGTGGTGTGCGGATTACCGATTCAATGCTCATTGACACATCGTTTCGACATCAAGAAACGGCCCAAGGAGGCCAATTACTCTGTTGGAAAGGCTGCGGCCTAAAACGAAAGGTGACGGCTGAAAATTGTCTGACATGATTTGGTTGCCGGGAGCTGTGATGCTCTGGAAAATTTCAACCGCCACAACCAAAATTGCATTTTCAATTGGTGGTGTGGATGCGTACAAAGCCGCTGCCGATCCACCACTCAATGTCGCTGTTGCCGCTGGAATAAACGGCAATGGATAGTCACGATCAGCGGCCGCTGTTGCAGCTGTGAAAGTGTAAGGC